GAAGGATATCAGTATCATGAAACAGCAGAAACTCAATGTAAAAAAGGAGACGTTCAGGGTGATACTGAAGCAGTTTACTCTGAAGATTAAGAATATTGTTCAGCGTGGTGGATCAGATGCCATTTTGAAATTGCCAAATTTTGTAATCGGTTACCCACCATTTGATAGTGCATATGCTACAAAGTACATTGCGAGACAGCTCACACGACTGGGATACAATGTGAGTGTTCCTATGATTGGTACCCTGTATGTAACATGGACTACTCAAAAGGTGAAGACCCCCATGTGGAACTCTGACCCTCAAGAAGACCTGAGTTCGTTACTTTATTTAAAAGACGCTGCGAAGAAGATTAGGCAAAAAAAGTAATTACACAGAGTAGATGGAGGTTCTTGTGGAAGCCAAACGCGAGTACACTGATCAGCTGTGCGAATACGTTCTACCTGTAGTCATTCAGACACTTGCAAAGATTTATCAAGATGCTCAAGAGATAAACCCCGGTGACACAATGAAGCAATTCCAAATCCTGTTGCAGGAGGTGAAGCACTGGAACCAGACACTCGTGAAGGAGCACACTGATGTTGCAATGAAAACCTGTCCTTGTTTCACTGAGCTTCTTGCTGCCGTCATGGTTGCAAATGTCAAAATTCTGTCATCAGTAAGACTAGTGTCGGAACAGAAGAAGATTTCTATTCGGATGCCAAGCAATGAACTCTTTGTGCATTCATGCTACATCAACTGTGCAAGAAACGTGTACTACGATCCAGTAGTATTCAAGTCGAATGCGAGTGATGCAGAGAAAGAATTCCTTCTGAAAGCACGTCTCAAGCCTTGTATCGAGATTACCATAAAGGAGCTTGTACCTATTCAGCAGATCCTGACCACCTATATAGGTTCTCAGAACGAGCCAACCATGGATATAGGAAATACAGAAGAGGATGCACTCGATCCTGACGTGGAGGAGGATACACCAGAGGTACCTCCAGAGGCTCCAGTTGAAGAGTCTTTTTTTGACGAGGAAAAAACATCAGATGAGAGTAAATGGATAAACTCCGGGAACCAGCCTATGCCGCAGCAGCAGCAGCCATCATTACAGTCGTCTACATCTGGGGAAAATCCAGGATCAACGGAGATGATGACAGCACCACAAATTCCTCCTTCATCAAGCCAGCCTTCCTCAACGCAGTAATGGTATATTTTATAGTGCAACTTGGTTCATCTACGGGGGGGCAGATGAGCACCGAACCTTTTTGAAGACCAATTAGTAAATGGAGGCACTGAAAGACGGTCTCGACTTTGGGAATGACAATGAAAAGTCATTTCTGTCAATCGGAATACGATCTTTTGCTCTTTTGATACCTGGCATGATACTCGGTCATCTCATGGATAAGTATATTAATAAATTGAAGCAAGCGGACAAAGGAGGTCACGTAATAAAATATGTACTTTTACAGTCGATTGCAAACATAGCAATTATAACAATTCTTCACAAGCTTCATCACCGATATACGTCAGAGTTTCAGAGAACACTGCCAGGTCTTTACTTCAGCGGTCTATTTTTCGGACTACAGGTTAACTATATCAGGAATATCCAGGAATTGCTAGGTGGCAACTCTTAATCGCTGCAGGTCCCGTATGTCATCTTCTTTTTATACTGGGAATTACAGTCTTTCTGAATAATTCCAGAAATGACAGACAGAACAGATGACGCAATGAGAATGAGGGCAAGTTTCTCCTTGAGGCCGAAGATTATGTAAATCATAACAGCGCAAAAGATGGGGGTGATGATATTCACAAGGCAGGGCATGTCTAGAGATTACAGAGATTATATTCACAGGAGCCATGGCAACCATTGCAACCTTCAATGAGATGATGGAGCAGTTTCTGACAGAGCTTATTCAGACTTTTCCAGATGAAAAGGCGATTAAAAAGTATTTTGTGGCATTTGATATGGCTCGCAAATCAAATGCACGCATGTGTATGCAGGAGTTTATGAATTCTATTGGTCCGTATTCTCAGCAGATTATGGCTCGTGATGAGAGCTTCTTCATTGAGCACAACGATGAGATTCCATTTGTAAATGAGCTCAACCTGAAGACGCACTGGAATGAGGATCTCTCTGAGAATACAAAGAATGCCATCTGGCAGTACCTTCAGACTCTGTACCTGATGGGTATGACTATTAGCTCTCTGCCAGAGGAGACGCTTACTATGATTGAGACTGTTGCTAAGCAGTGTGCAATGAACCTCGGCGAGGGTGGTCTCAATGAACAGGCTCTCCTCTCTGGAATGTCAGGCTTGATGAGTACACTTGGTGCAGTAGCCTCTACCAAAAAATCAAAGAGAAGTATAAATGGACCGGGTCTGGTTTGAAGATCCTTCTCAGTTGATCAAGTCTGATTCAGTGATGAAATTTTGGCCGACTGGATCTCAGACGAGCGCAGAGCGTGTAAATTCTACAACTCGATTTGTTGTCTATGCTACGTGTATTCTGTACCTGCTAAACCGTGATCTCAGAGTATTTCTGCTTGCAGGTATACTTTTGGCCGTCTTGTACATTATGTGGATTTCAAACATGGTACCCAATGACTTTAGATCACCTACAGGGCCTGGTAAGTGTCTCGATCCTACTTTAGATAACCCTATGCAGAATATTCTGCCAGGAGATCCAGATGGTCGTCCAGGGCCGTGTTGGTACCCTGACGTGAAATCCAAAGTGGATGCTCAGTTTGACCAAATCTTTCCACATTATCAGAAACGTTCAGCCCAGCGTAATTGGTACAGTGCTCCAGTGAATGATCTTGAGCCATTTAAAGAGGCTCTGAATCCTGATCTGTACGAGCCCACCTGCAGAGACTCGCAGAGAGCATGCAGTGATTTCAGAAATCCAGAGTGGGCACAGATGAGAACGTTTGGCTAAATTCTCTGCTGTAATTAACTATGAATCACGCTTCAGTCGAGATGCTTGTTATGGGTGATGATGCACTGAGACCACAAGATACAACTGCATTCAAGAAGAATTGGCAGCAGTACACATTCGACTTTCCCAATAGTCATATTAGTGCACCACCTCCAATGTTTTCCAATGAGGTTTTCCCAGTCAGCACACGAGCTGATATTGAGAACCAACTCTTCAGTCAGAGGTACGGAGTTTCTTTTTCAGGCTAAATGTAAATGGATCCACTGTCCCTGCTTGCAATTGTAGGTCTTGCATTTGCAGGAAAAAAGTTTAGTGATGAACCGTCAGATACGGTAGAGGTTTCACCAGCCCCCCGTGTAATTATGAATGATTCTGTGAATCGGGTTGTGAATGGATATACAGGAACGTATCAGAAATCAGACCCAATCGCCGGAGTTTTAAAACCAGGAAAGGAAATTCAGGGAAACTTTGGTGAGATTTCAACAGATGGTACCAAGCCAGTGTTTGGACAGCCAGTATACGACCTGTACAATAGGCAGACTATAAGCAGCAAAATGAACAATCTTGCACCAGATGAGAAGCAGCTGGTTGGGCCTGGTCTCGGCGTAGGTGCAAATGTAGCTTCCTTCGGAGGGTACCAGCAGATGTTCAGGGTTCTGCCAACAAATACGAATGTGCAGAGACTCACTCAGTTACCTGGTAAGGCTGGTGGACCTGCCCGCCTCGTAAAGAACGGTCCGGACAATCTCGAAAAGACTGTTCTTACTCAGGATAGGCCAAACAGAGTAATCACGTGGGAGCCTGCACAGGGCAGGGCTGTTGTTACAGGGCAGGAGTCTGCAGCTGCTCAGTATGTCAAGGGATCCCAACAGACCCTGAAGGACCAGCTGGTTGTAAGATCAGACAATGATGGACTTGGAAATCCTCAGTACACTGGGTTCGGCGCTGGTCATGTGATTGCACCCAAGGATCTCAGATCTGTTCAGAGGACATCTGGTCCAGATATAGTCGGAGGTGCAGGAAGAATGAATGTAAGAGCCGGTCCAGATGCAGCACTTGGGGGTGTCACAAAGCAGAGGGCTCCTCCACAGTCAGAGTACATAAATCACGCAAATGGCGTATTTACACAAAAATATATAGTTCCGGAGTACACAAATTTCAATCCATTTAAAGAGACTGTAACTCCCAACCAAGATTTGAATCTTGCAAAAACACAGCTTCAATCAAATCCATTTAATCATCCGCTCTCTGCTTAAAATGATTTTCTCGCAAATCAGTAAATGTCAGGTGGTCTTGTACAACTTGTGGCCCTTGGAGCTCAGGACGCGTACCTTACTGGTGACCCGAAGGTTTCCTTCTTCCGGTCAAACTATCAGAGACACACGCACTTTTCAGGCGTGACTGATAGACAGCTTATTCAAGGTGTCCCGACTGCAGGCGGTATTTCCACCATTCGATTCGAGAGAAAGGGTGATCTTCTGAGCTATGTATACCTGAATGCACTTGGTTCGACTGGCGCCGTTCAGAAGATTGCATGGAAGACAATAATAGACAAGGTTGAGCTGCTTATTGGCGGACAGGTGGTTGATACACAGGATTTTGCATTCATGGATAAGATTGACCCTGTTCTCCTGTCAAGCTCCTGGTCAAAGAGATACAATGGTGACAACCTGGAGACTTATTTCTTCCCACTCAAATTCTTCTTCTGCAAGGATTGGCAGAATGCACTCCCGCTGGTAGCCCTGCAGTACCACGATGTAGAGATTCGTATTACATGGAGCAAAGATCTTCGCACAGAAGACGCTGTCGGCTCGGTTCCACTGGTAAAAGGAACTGCACTGCAGTACCAGGCGTATGCCAGATACATCTTCCTTGACAAGGCGGAGAGAGAGTACTTTTCCAAGTCCAACATGGACATTATCATCGAGCAGGTTCAGCGTGTGCTTCTGCCCCCAGCTGGTCAGGACAAGGCGGAGATTGTTCTCAGTCACCCAGTCAAGTTCATCGCAGCATCCAATGTTATTCAGACCAACTTTTCAAATGTATCAGTGAAGCAGCAGATTAACGGTGTTGACGTGGCTGACTTCAGACCACTTCCACTGTACGTCGATCCTATCCAGTATTACCACACCTCATACGGGTACATTGGTTCAGGATCAGGATTCGACACCAACCAGTCAAACGTTATGATTGTTCCATTCTGTCTGGATACATGCAAACTGCAGCCAACTGGTACTATGAACTTTTCACGAATTGACTCTTACCGTCTGCTGGTAAGTGGTCTGCTTGACACTGGTGTGAGCGCAACATGGGACAAGGTTATCGACTCTGACTTTTCCAGCTACTTCTACGCAGTAAACTACAACATCCTAAGAATTCAAAATGGCATGGGATCTCTTTTGTATGCCAATTAAAAATGGTTCCGCAATGGGTATGGCTTGGTTTTCTTGCAGCATTTATATTCCTCATCACTGCGAGGCCAGGAGCGCTCACTAAAATATAGTAAATAGTAAGGATAATGGATCGCCACAAGGCTATAGCAATTGTAACCTCAGGCTCTCAATTTTTAATTGTAAAGGATCGAAGGTTCAACGAATGGACGTTCGTGACTGGCGGATGCAGAAAACGTGAAGTTATAAATCCTCTGAGGTGTGCAGTCAGGGAACTTGAGGAGGAGACAAGGGGTATAGTGAACATAACTCATGGTACATATTCATACTTCAACTTTGTAACTGATCAGGGCTTGGTATATCATGTATACATCATAGATGCAACATTTGATAGGGATCAGATGGATGCAATAATAAAAAATTTTGACGAAGAACGCCACAAGATGGACACAAATCAGACTGAATTTAGAAAGCCCTACGACGAAAACACGCATCTCGATTTCGACACCCTCGAAGGGATCAAACAGAGAAATGTTTGGCCTTTGATAGGAAATCACGTCTTGGACAACCCTGAATTCTACAGGGCCCTCCAAGCAAATAGACAGACATTCTCGTTGGTGAGATACTAAACAGGTTATTATTTTCTATGTTAAGATACAATGAAGAACAAGGCGTACTTTATCAAAAATCTGGCCAGAATAAAAGGTTTACCAGAGGATGATCCTTGGATAACATCTTTTCACGATCGTCAGATTCTTGATATCCTTATTGCAATAAAAGAGGCGAGAGAGCCTCAAAAACCCATCGTCTCTTACGAATCAGATGACCTGTGGGACCGTGTTACAAACGGAACAATCTAGAAATATATACGCAGTATATAGTAATGGGAAAAGTCACGCACGTGGTCATGACAGGTGGTACTCTCGAGATTTCTGATGAAAAGGAATTCCATGGGAGGTATATTCAGAGAATACTCACGGGATCAAGGCAACATATAGTAGAATTGAAGACGGAGAAGTTCAAGTTTTACATTGATTTTGACCTGAAACTCGATGAAAAATTGTCGGATGAAGAGGCGGTACAACTTTTCAGAGGGTGGGAATCAGTTGTGCAGGGACCAGTATACGTTGCAAAAGCCCCCGTGAGAATCGTAGAAGGAAAGTGGAAATGTGGGTTTCATCTGATATGGCCAGACAGAGTAGTGACAAAACAGACATATACAAAGCTCCGAAATAGTATAGTCATCAAGTCTCCAGAATACTCTGATTTTATAGACTCTCCTTCAAGTGGTCTTCGAATGTTATGGTCACATAAGCATCCGGTGGGTAAACCATATGCACCATTTATACGTATACACAATGGATCAGTGTCGCATCTCGATACATCCCCAAATACTCAGATGCTCGAAAAATTCACTATACGTTCTGCAGAGTGTGAAACCGCAACTGTATCATCGTCTACTGATTTACTCGAGCAGTTTATCCGTAAAAATATAAAGGGGCAAGGTGCTTGCAACGTAAAAAAGCTCGTCTCTCACAAGCAGGGTACAATCGTACAAACAGATTCTTCATACTGTGAAAACTTGGGAGATGTTCACAGATCGAACCACATATGGTTTATGATTAAGAACAACCTCATATCACAGAGATGTCACTGTAAATGTGACGTCACACGAAAGTCTGGTAAAAAATGCAAAGACTTTGTTGGAAAGTCACACATACTTCCCCCGAGTATTCTTGAAGAACTTGATCCGGTCAGTGTGGATGATCAGGACGAAACTAATATTCTTGCCATGTTCTAAATGCCTATTCAGTCTCAGACAAAAGGTTCTGGAATGATGTACATTGTGATTGCATTCATCCTGATATCATCTGCTCTCGGAGGAGCCTACTGGTACTTTGTCATGAATAAACCAAATGCTACACTCTCAGTGAGTCCCAAGGAAAACGAGGTGGCGATTACACTATCAGAGTATGACAAGCCAGCGTATATAATAATAAAGAGCGGTACAACTATTACACACGGAACGTACGTTTCAGGGAAGCAAGCAACCATCTCAGGGCTCTCAAAGGATACCGAATATACAGTGTATGTAATGTCAGAAAACTTTGAGAATTTACTGGCAGAAACGAAATTCAAAACGTCAGGTACGACTGTCAAGTCACCAGACGGCCCCAGTGGTCCCAGTGGACCAAGTGGACCAAGTGGACCAAGTGGTCCCAGTGGTCCCAGTGGCCCCAGTCAGGCAATCAGTCCCAGTCAGGCAATCAGTCCCAGTCAGGCAATCAGTCCCAGTCAGGCCCCTGGACCGAGCCGGGTCCCCGGTCCCCAGTAATTTCTATGTAAATTAAAGGATGTTTCTGGCTGTTTTGGCGATGATACTCATTTTCTTATGGTTTGGGATGAAAAAACAATCGAAACCCATTTCCTTCGAAGATCTTAGATCAAAAGTGCACAAATACTCCGGATTGGATCCAGAGTCGTACGGAATGTTTGACGAAAACATGACAATGTTCGAGCAGACGAAACACTCAGGATATCTATATACTGCAGTGGAGTATGTTCGCAGAATAGGTCTTTCAATAATCAATTCTGATGATGGCCACATTACAGCAGAGTTGAATACCGTTGCAGATGAGATTGGTTATCGAGGAGAATTCTTGATAAACAAGCCTCACAAATACTTAAACAATAAACTTGACTATTCAATAGAAGATGTCGACTTATACGACCCGTTCTGGGCGCGCCGTGAAGCAGCCAGAGAGATACGAACCAACCGAAGAGGTTGAAGACGACTATTCTGACCATGAAGACCTGCATGAATCAGATGTATCGTCTGAGATTTCATATGACGAAGAATCAGAGGACGATGACGATGAAGGATCGATAAAAGACTTCATAGCTGACGAAGACGAGACTACGGACTCAGACGACGAATAACATCCAAATCATAACTTTCAACATCCCCTGAGTCCCCAGGAGGACCAGTTGTATTTATGGGTGTCGTGAAATCAATCATCAGATTTGAAATGGTGTCGTTTGTCAAGAGTCGTTTGTAGACGTCGGATGCAAGGTAGTACTCTTGTTCCTCAGGCGGATTCCGAATCTTTAAAATGAAATATATAAGTGCAACCGCGACACATATTACGATTACTCCGAGTAACATTCTATTGTGTGTCGATGTTTTTTCCCTTTGCCTGCTCAAAGATGGCATCCTTCCGCTTCTTCTCATCTGATGCGACCCGCTCATTCACCATCTCGATAATCTCCTCAATTGGCTTGTCTGGGAATTGCACCTTGAAATCCTCGAGCAGGTCTGCTGGGTGAGCCTGTGGTGGTACATCTGGCTTTGAGTAGTACTTTGAATTCTCGTCCCCTGGCTCGATGAATGGCATACTACTTCCCTCGAGAGGCTTTGAAACCAACTCCTGCTTTCTCTTCTCGAACATTGCAGCAGCCGAACGCTGAGACTCTTTGTACTTTGACATAATCTCCTCAAGTTTCTCCTCTTGGTAATGTACATCCTCGATCATGTTACGATCTGGAGGAATTAGTAGCCACTGGTACATATCAACTACATAAATGTCAAATTTCCCGTCAATCTTCTGAAGATCCTTTGCGTGCTTTGCTGCATCGTCCTTCGTAGCAAACGTTCCATAAATTTTAAGCCCGAAATTATCGTGCTTCTGAGGGCTCTCGGGTCCAACAACTGAAATAAGGGCATAATTCTGTCCTGGTACAGCCGCCATTTCAGACCTATAGAATAGAGACGCCTATCTTTTAGGTCTGATGATGAATCTGAGGAGAAGTCATAATATGATGAAGATGGAGTTTTTACAATCTCTCTTCCTTGTTCCTGGTGCGAGGATTCTTGACGTTGGATGTGGGTTTGGTGGAGACTTTCACAAATGGAGCCGTCTGAGATTCAATTTCATAGGTGTAGACCCTTTGCAGACTTCTCTCGATGAAGCGCGTAGAAGATTCCCATGGGCATCTCTGATTCATGGAACAATAGAAGACGTCCCTAAGGATCTGAAGTTCGAATGCGTTTGTTTCAACTTTTCCCTCCAATATTGCAAACCGAGAATGAAGGAGACCCTCGAGGCTGCTCATTCCCTGCTTGTTCAGGATGGAATATTAGTAGGCGTAGTTCCAGATGGAGATCTGATCACACCAGACTCTGAATTCTGTACACTGAACTCTGACGGGACTCTTACCATGTATATCCCTGGTGTCCCGTATTATGAGATGTATGGTGCAGTCACCGAGCCCATCATAACACTGAAAGATGTCAAAGAATCGCCCCTGTTTACGGTGAAACAGTGGAAACAGTGTTATCCTGGGAGTATTTATTCTATGTTTATTCTTAGGAAATGTGGGTGATAGTACTCGCGTGCATATGTATATGGCTCTTGCTGACACAGGTCAAAGAAGACCCTGTAATGACTGAGATTCGCAGACGTTACACAATTCTCAGGGAAAACATCCCAGATAAATATGCTGTACTCAGGAGGCAGGCTATCGTGATAGGGTACCATAAAAACTCTGGGATAGACCTCGGTCTCAATGTAAACAAAGGGTATGAGATACATCTGTGTCTCGGCGATAAAGATCCAAACACTGTATTCCACGTTTTACTCCATGAACTTGCGCATTCTACACTCCCTGAACTCGATCACACCCCTGCATTCTGGAAAAATATGGATGAGATAGTCACACTAGCAGTATCCCTTGGTATATATACTCGAA